ATAACTCTTTACTCTTTCTGTTCGCAACTCTGATGTAAACTCCCCTACCCTTCTGTCATTTTTACCAGGACAATCTGGTATTACAATCTCTTCTTCTTTTTTTTCTGGTAATTTTGCATCTGTTGTTTTTGTTTCTGGTAAAGGTAACTCCTCGTTATTAACAGGTGCTTGTTCTGTAATGACAAGATTCTCAGGTGTATAGTTAAGAGGAATATAGCTAGGGAATGGAAAATCGCACGTTGTAAATACACCATTAGGATCTTCTAATAACAAATTACGATTACCCGTATTTTTTATATCACGATGTTGATAGGTACAACCAGGTACATCAATATCAGGTGGTTTTGCAATATTTATATAATGTTGGCTATATGGTTCTGGTATATCAGGTACATATATTTCTGGAATATATATCTCAGGTATTTCCATTAAATAGGCAAAGATTTACCTGTAACAGATGGTAGTTTTTTATCTATCTGACCAGGTAATATTTTTTGTACTTCTTGCATCACCTCATTCATAACTTTTGTTTTAAATTGTGGGGAAGAAAAGTATCTATATGCAAAGTATCCACCTCCAAGCATTGACGTTGACAGCAATAGTGAGAGGATAGAAGCAACCTGAGTTATGCGAGTAAGCATTATGTGGAAAGAAGTAGTTAACAAAATGGTAGCACCACTTACTCTGATGGTGCTGTTACTTCTTGTGGGGTTGATGCCTCTGTATCTGATGGCTGGCTTGCTTCGGATGTCTCTTGAGTCTCAAGAATCTGCTCCTCTAGAATCTTCATTGCACCATTAACTTCATGCAAAGCTATCCATAACTGCTCTCTTTGTTGAGCAAGTTGCTGTAATCTTTCCTGTAAATTCATAATTTAGTAAAGTTTTTTACCAGCAATGATAGCAGCATCTATAGCTGTAAAATCTTCTGATGTCCAGATAGATGTTGTACCATCAAGTTTTTTGTAGTCCTTAATAATCTCAAGATGCTCTACATTACGCTTAATTTTGTCTTTAAAATCATCATCAGTTTCATCTGATGTCTGAGCAGTACCGATAACAGTTACGCTATCACCAGCAGCAGAAAAAATTGCTGCGATTTCATCTGCGGTTCTTTCTTCCATAATAAAAAATTAGGTTACTTTTAGTTTACCCTGCTTCGAGGGCTGTGACTTTTGCTGATAATTCTTTTATTGCATTAACAAGAATTGGTATAAGTCTTTCATATTTAATTCCATAACTCATTTCATCCATATTATTAGTAACAATGATTGAATCATCTTTTGAATTACCATAACCATGAGTTTTTTCTATTTCCAACATTTCTTGTGCTAAGAAACCAATATGCAATCTCTGTCTTTTCTTTGAACCATCAGGTGTACCATAAGGTTCTTCTTCAGTGCCATACCAAGTTCTTCTATCCCATCTGTAGGTAACTGGTCTGCAAACTTTAATCCAATCTAAACCAATATTAAAATCGGTAACATCTGTTTTATCTCTTGCATCTGAACTAGAAATTGTAGTATCAGCACAAAATAAATCATTAATATTATTGTTACCTAAACAAATTGTGTCACTACCTGTTGTTATTGTGCCTGACGGAGAATTTGATCTTCCAGCAGCATTTCCGACTAATACATTGTTAGATCCTGTAGTTACTTCTCCTCCTGTTCCTGGGCCAACAGCAACATTACTGTCTCCTGTACTTAAACCAAACAAAGTATTATTCCCTAAACCTACGTTAAAATCGCCAGTTGTAATGTTTTCACAAGCACCTTGTCCAAAAGCACAATTTTCTTGTCCAGTTGTGCAATCTTTTAAAGCCTCTTTACCTACCGCAGTGTTATTTGTACCAGTTGTGTTTGCTGTTAAAGCATTTTTACCTACTGCTGTATTGTTTGATGCGGTAGTATTAGCATCTAAAGCATTAGCTCCTACAGCTACGTTATTTGATCCAGTAGTGTTTACCTGTAATGTGCGATGACCACAACCAGTATTATCAGATCCAGTAGTATTAGCACCAAGACTTAGTTCTCCTACAGCTACATGAAAGCTACCAGTTGTATTAGAACCTAAAGCATTGTGTCCAAACGCATTATTTTGTTGTCCAGTTGTACAAGCATCTAAAGCATTCGTACCAACGGCAGTATTACTTGTTCCAGTTGTGTTTGTTTGTAACGCATTACGACCTACTGCTGTATTATTATTTGCTGTGTTAGATTCCAAAGCACTTGTACCAACAGCAGTGCAATTACTAAATCCAGTATTACCAATTCTCATAGAGTTAGCACCAAGTGCAGTATTTCTCTCTCCATTTGAATTTGCTGCTAGAGCATCATATCCAACAGCAACGTTGTTATTTGTTGTTGTAGTTGCTCCTAAAGCGTTCATACCACATGCTGTATTGTAACCACCTGTTGTATTAGCATCTAAAGCATTAGCACCTACTGCTGCATTAGAAGTTCCAGTTGTGTTTGCAGCTAGTGCAGCATTTCCAACAGCAGTATTATTACTGGCGGTTGTACTTAATTTAAGTGCAGCCTTACCTACAGCTACATTGTCTGAGCCTGTTGTATTTGTAGTTAAAGCTTCAACTCCTATTGATACATTATCTCCCCCTGTTGTGTTAGCAGCTAATCCACTTGCTCCAACTGCTACATTTTCTGCTCCAGTTGTGTTTTGATTTAAGGCAAGATACCCTAGAGCAGTATTATTTGATGCCGTAGTGTTTGCAAATAAAGCCGCACGACCACAAGCAGTATTATTTGCTCCACTTGTATTTGTTTTAAGAGAACTTTGTCCGACAGAAGTATTGTGATTACCTGTTGTGGTTGCTGTTAAAGCATTTGTTCCAACAGCTGTGTTATTTATTGCTGTTGTGTTTGCTTCTAAAGCACTCTTTCCAACCGCAGTATTATCTTCTCCAGTTGTGTTTGCTCTTAGAGCATAATATCCTACACCGGTATTGCTACTTGCTGTTGTATTTAATGCTAAAGATTCAAAACCTAAAGCAGTATTAAAAGAGCCAGTTGAACTTGCTGATAAAGTTCCATTACCAAGAGCAGTGTTTTTATTTCCTGTAGTATTTGCATCTAAAGAAACTCTACCTATTGCAACATTATTACCTCCTGTAGTATTAGCACTTAAAGCTAAATATCCAACGGCAGTATTAGACTCACCTGTAGTATTAGCATCTAAAGCTAAAGAACCTATAGCTGTATTTTCTGTTCCAGTTGTGTTTTCAAAAAGACTTAAATAACCCACAGCAGTATTGTTAGATGCTGTCGTATTTTTATTTAATGCAAATCCTCCAACAGCTGAATTTTGAGTACCAGTTGTATTTAGACTTAAACTAAACGACCCAAAACTTGAATTATAATTTCCAGTTGTGTTTGCTCCTAAAGCACCTGAACCAAAAGCTGCCATGCCATCAGCAGTAGTATTTGCATCTCCAGCAGACGCACCAACAGCAGTGTTATTCGCTCCAGTTGTGTTTGAGTTTAATGAGTTATAACCAATTCCAGTATTGTTACTTGCGGTGCTGTTTGTTGATAAAGCACCACGACCTATACCTGTATTATTAGCACCTGTTGTAGTTGATACTAAACTATTTCTTCCTACAGCAGTATTACCACTTCCAGATGTATTAGCTGTTAAAGCTTGAAATCCAATGGCAGTGTTTTCTCCACCAGACACAGAAGCGTCTAAAGCACTTTCTCCAAGAACAGTGTTACCTGCAACAGAGTTTGCACCTTTACCTATATTTATTGAATTTATTGTTCCATCTAAAGGAAAAGCAGGTGCACCTGCAAGACTAAATAAATTTATATGAGCATTATTGGCAGTATTTCTTAGCTGCATCATACTGGTATTAGTATTAGCAAAATATTGACTTGCGTAATTTGTAGATGGTGCTGATGAACCAGAATTATTTGATGATATTGCTAGTAATACGTTATTTATATCAGCCCTGACATTAGCTCCTGTAGAGTTATCTATAACATAATCGTGTTGAGCCATTGCCTAATCCAATTTTTATTTAAGTATATCTTAATTTAACACTAACTACCACGCCCAAAACCGACAGCAGTATAACTAAATGTTTTATTCTGGACAGCATTACCTGCATTTGTAAATTTTATTGTAAAACCAGTTGAAGATATATTAGTAATTTCAAATTTATCCGTACCACCTAAATCATTTGCAGTAATACCAATACTAGGTAATTGTGAACCTGCTGCAACATCAGTACCACTAGCACCTGTAAAAAACGCATGATCAAAGGTAACTGCAAGTCCAGAAGAAGATGTGCCAGAACTTAAATTAGACTTTTGTTCTGTTCTTCTATCTAATTCTGCTGTATAACCTAATTGATCTATTTCAATACTTTGTGCAGGGTCATCACTATCCATTTCACATCTAAATTTAAATCCTCTACCTATGTGCGTACCATTTGCAAAAGTATTGAATGTTTTACCTGTAAAATCACTGTCTTGATAACTTGATCCATTACTAGGTGCAGCAGTTGTAGTAGCTACTAATAATTTAGCGTTTACATCAAATGCTGTAGCAGCATCAAAATCTGTCCATGTATCTATATTTGCAGTTCTTTTATCAATTAAATCATTAGGATAAAAACCTTGTGTCACAAAATGTCTAGTTAGTCTAAGTGGATGTACAGAACCTAGATCTAATATATTTGCAAAATCATAAGTACCACCAGTAATATCAACAGCACCTAAAAAATCGAAGTCAGCAATAGCATCAAAGTCAGTAACAGTATCTAATGTTTCTAATGAACCTAATACAAGACCATTAACATCATCACTAAAAAAACAATCTACTTTTGTACCACCAAAAGGAGGAGAATCTGTATCTTCTCTATCTGTAAAAGTAACAAGCTTTGGAAATGGGTCTGGGTTAGTAACAACAACTGATGCTTCACCAGAACTTAACCTACCGCCATCATCCCTAAACTTTAAAATATACTCACCATCAATTGCTGGAACAAGCGTTTCGCTGACAGATCCTGGCAATCTGGGAATTATGTCGACAGAGTTTGTAAAAGTACCATTACCATTCGTCAGGTTACTATGTCTTACAACTACGTTACCACCATGTACAACATCAACATCTGTCGATTGATTAAATCTTAAACGAAGCAACTGATCTGATACTGGTTCTACAAGTAAACCTGTTACATCAGCAGGTACAGCGGTTTTACCTTCTGCTATGAAAATTAATGAAGTTGAATCTATACTTGGCTCAAAAAATGCATTATAACTATGCACCTCAAACTCATAAGTGCCTAATTCACTATCAAATATTTCAAAAACAGGACTTTGTACAATTGTTGTTTGAAAACTACCATTATTAAATTTATGTTTTATTGAATACTGAGAAACACCTGCTACTGGCTGCCATGAAACAATTAGCTTACTTACTGCTCTATCACCAAGAACAATAATTCTTTCTTCTGCTGCAATACTACTTGGTGCTGGTTTTGGTTCTATCAGGTTTGTAATAACAGGTATTGTTATTGCCGCACCATCTTCTACAAATGCATACTTATCAGAATTATGAAACATTGCTGCAATTGTAAATAAATTATTGTCTTCTTTAACAGATATAACTTTAAAATCTTCTGTTTCTGTTGTTGCTCTTACCAATAACCACATTCCATTAACTTGTGGTGCAGAAGCATATGCACTTGAAACTGTAATAACAGAACCAGATATTGTAGATATTGTTTGCGTTTCTAACGTACCATCTGTGCGTATTACTGATAACTGATCACCACTAGCTGCCTCTGTTGGTAAATCTTTTGTATTATCAACTGTGATTTGTGTTGTTGTAGCTGCTGATATTCTTCCTGATCTTCTTATTCCACTACGAACAGGGTCTTGAACAGTAATAATATCACCAGGTCTTATTAATGAACCTGCATCTGCTGTTGTAGTGAATGCAACTGTTTCAGTTTCATTGTTCTGTGTGTAAAGATGCCACAAACCCATTCTTCTTGCCTGTGCCTGATCACTACAACCTATAGCTTCTATATTTTTTACAACAACGCCATATTTAGATTGATTTGCAGAAGTATCTTCAACAGTTTCATATTCATATGTTCTAGTCTCATTCTGAAAATATTTAACATTTACTACTGTATCTTTTGTAGCTTGGCTAACACCTGTGTAAACAAAACCATCTTCTGTAACATTTGCATATGAAAAGAAATAACTACTTGTTGTCGGTCTGTCTTGTGAAAGAGATATCTTACCATCTTCATAAAATAAAGTTGCTCTCATTATTGAAGCAATTTTGTTTAGTAATGTATAAGCTTGATGACTGCTCTGTATAACAATATTGCAACTGAATCTAGGTGATGTACCACCTTGACCATCATCTATAAGAGCAGAGTTATATTCTGATGCAGAATAAAAAGCATATTTGTCTACTTGATCTTCAGAAACAAAATCACCAAAACCTGCTCTTGTTTCCGTAATAATGTCATATAAAACCCATGCTGGATCATTACAATATTCTTTTGTTGTTTTTAAATTGCCATTAAAAGAACCACTAAAAGACAAACTGCCATCAGATCTTACAGTTGCGTTATGTGGAATTTTTATTAATCTTCCACGAACTCTATAAGTACGTCTTGGAATAGATCTAAATATTTCGGAGTCAAATCTTAATGCGCTTACAGCAGTATTTACAAATGCACTAGGATCAAAAACTAACTCAGTTATTGATGTAAGTTCAAATGCATTCTGTAATAAATTATCTGTACTATCTGCCGTTACTCTTGTTACAGTTACAGTAAGAGGAAAATCAGAACTTTGTATATCATCAGGTAAAAATAATATATGATCTTTAAAATACGGTGATGTGCTTTTCCCAGTTATAGTACCTCCTCCAGTATGTATTTCACGATCTAATCCTGTTAAATTAGAACTTGTATTAATTTTTTTTAGTAATGTATTAGCTTGATTTTTTACTTCAATTGTATATTGAACTGTTGTACCAGAAATATTTCCATCATCTTCAATCTTTTGTAATCTAGGAAAACCTATAGTTACTCTAATACCTTCAGTTGATGTATCTGTAATAGTTATTACCTGTGGACTTGCTACAGTTACAGTTACACCAACAGTTCTATCTCTTTCAGTTTCCTTTAATCCTGGAATTTTTGTTTGATCAGATGTTCCAAAACGTGGAATAAATCTTGGTCTGTTTGAATCAGCAGTACCAAAATTAAAATCAGAATCATCAGGATTTGTATCAGGTGCTGATTGTTTTAATACTTGTGTATTATTCAAAAATACATCTTTTAGACTAGTAGTGTTGTAATTATTTGTTCCTTGTGTATGACCAGCGGCTATAGCAGATGGGAAACCTGCAATCTCTCCTTCTGCAATAACATCTACTAAAGTGACAAACTGACGAGATCCAATCTCGCCTTCTTTCATCTCATTGTCGTAATATCTTACATTAAGCTGACCTTCAACATCATTTTTCTTAAATCTAAGACTATTTGCGTCAGTAATATTACTTGGAATAGTCATAATTAATCCTTAAATACAGGTGCAGTGTCAGTACCAGATGAGACTACTATAGACCCAGTAAATACTTCTCCATATATCAAAGGTATGCAAACACCACTTCTACTAACATTTTGTATTCCACTAAATGAATAGTTTACTCTTGCATCTGTTTCGCTTAATCCACTATTTACATCACCTACATTTGGCTGTTGCTGTGGAAATAGCATATTTGTAACACCACTTATAGCCATTGATGTACCAATAGCTGTTAACACGCCGCCAATTGCTGCAAGAACAGTTCCACCTATAGCAGTTGCAGCAGCACCAGCACCAAAAAATGCAGCAGCAACCCAAAACCATGCACCAGATACTACAGGTATAATTCTTATTTCACCCTCACTATGCACTAACAAATCATCTTCTGTTTTTACAACATCATTATTGATTGTTATACGATACATATTTTCTTGTAAATGTTTATTTATCTTAGGGTGATTACATACAAGATATTTATAAACATCTTTCATATTTTTTACATCAGCATAATTGACGTGCCATCCTACTAATTCTGCTAATCTTCCATATACTTTTATTTTGCGTAAACCTTCTTCATCTTCTGTTCTCTCCCTATCTATAAATTTATCTCTTGCAAGCATTGGCTTATGTAATTTTGGTTTTAGTTCTATACATTCATCATCTAAAGGATTAAATATAAACCAAGATAATCCTAGAAAATCACAGTTTTTTATATCTTCTTCTGAAGCTGTTAAGTCTCCATTTGGGTGTGAATGGCATATATGTAATACGGTTCCTGTTTCTTCTGCTTTTGCATAATCTTCTGGATCTATTGTAAAACTATTTGCACCTTCTATAGCTATATTTTTACAGGGAAAATATTCTATTCTGTTATCTACATCAATAACAAGACCACATGACTCTTCTGGTAAAGAAGCTTTAGCGTGATGCAATGCCAGTTCTTGCCAAGTCTTCATGCAAACGTACCAACTGATGGAAAATCTTTTCTTGTAATTATTCTCTTAGGTGCATTACGGTTTTGCAAGTCTAAAGATGATGTACATTCAAATTCTACAAAATCTTTACTTTCTACAGTTTTTCTATCAATAAAAAATGTTTGATTCTCGTATGTATTATTAGCAGGTGTACCATATGGATTTGTTCCTGATTCAAAATTAGCATTATCTAAATAACGCAACATCGTAACTTTTCGTACAAATTTTGCGCCATTAAGATCATTTTTAGGCGTAGTTAGGTTTGCTTGTGTCATTAAGGCAGTGACAGTAGATAATACATTGCTAATCCTTAACGTAGGTCTTGGCCTAGATGTTCTTGTCGCTTGATATTCAAAACCATTAGCTTCTATTGGTATGCGTGTATATGTATTACCTTGAAAAACAACATTATATGTAGTGTTCATATTAATACCATTATGAAATCTACTTACATCAGTACTCCCATGTAATGCAGCAACAAGATGTATTTCAAAAAGTTCTATTTTTGCACTAGGATTTACCTTTTGTAATTCTTCTGTAGGTATAGCCATTATGGTTCAAAGACCTCCTCAAAAGTAGCTGATATTGTTGCACGATTTGCAAAATTAATAGTTTTGTTCCATGTTTTACATACAAATTGAGAAGCACCAGATTTTGTTACTGTACAGTTACCAGAATTAGTAGCACTACTACCAGCAGTTATTGTAAAAATACTTGCACTTGTTAAAGACACTACAGAAAAATCACCATCTGTTGCACTACCAGAAGTAAAATCTACAGTAATAGAATCATTAGCAAATAATTGATGATCAGTAATAGTAATTGTTATAGTTGTTCCGCTTTGACTATAAGTACCTGTTTTTGAATAGTCCTCACCAGGAGGTGTAAAAGTAAATGATGCCTGATCTAATGCTCTTTCATTTAAAAAATATTCTATTGTATCGCTTTCAGCTTCTGTAATATTTTCAAACTTAAGACTATAGTTTTTAGGATTTTGATGTGCTGCGATACCTATAAGTTGACGCTGCTCAAATCCATCCGCATAACGTATGCTTTTTATATTAGGTTTACTCATTTTACGCTGTCCAAATGATGGGTTAATAGCAGGGAAGGTAGCCATAGTTATGCGTTAGATAAAAGTCCTCCAGCACGTTTTTGTGCAATCAATTCAGCTTGTATAGCTTGTGCTAATACATTACCAAATTCATTTGCCTGTCCAGAATCCCCTTCTACAGAAGAACCTGATGCGTCTACGTTTACAACTATATTAGTAGATCCACCACCAGATGACTCAACTCCTAAATTACCAGAACGACCACGTTTCAGAGGTAGTATTGCTTCTGGTGATCCAGCCTCTCCCATCAAACCTAAATTACCTGCTGCTCCATAACGGAAAAATGTTGGTTGCGTTACAACACCACCTTTTGCATATTTCATCAAACCTTCTTTAGCAAAGGCATTACCCATTGCACTAAATGACAATCCAAGATTAAAAATACTATTTACACCTTTTAACAAAGGCATCATTACTTTTTGTCTAATAATTATTCTTGTCATGTCTGCTATAAGTGATCTTGCAAAATCACTAAAGTTTAATTTTCCTGTCATTACAAAATTGACAAGTGCATCTTCCATATTTTTAAATGCATTAACAACAGTACTTTGTATTTGTTTTGTAACGTCTTTAATAGACTCAATATAACTTTGCATACCTGCTGCAACTTTTGTACCAAATGTTTCATCTAGCTCTTTCTTAAGCTCACTTGTGGCCTCTTTTGCTCTTTGTGCATTCTCTACAAACTCATCAAACTTAGGAGTACCAAACACCTCCTCTATCGTCATATTTTCTGTACCTTCAAAAAGTTTTTTTAGTTCATTTTTATAATCAATTGCAGGTTGGATTGCTTTTTTTATACCTTCTTGATTGCCCTCACTAAGCTTTATCCTAAAATCAAAATCTTGAAAATTTTGTATTATATTTCCTAAACCAGGTATCTTTTTAAATCCTTCTAAAGTATCACTTAATGCATCTAACATTGCATTAACCATCTCAGCTACTTTGTCAAAAGCCTTTCTTATATTGCTGATAAAAAATTCAAAGACACCTGATACAACACCAAAAATGTCAGAAGTAATTTTTTTAAGAACACGACCAACACCTTGAAAAATGTTAACAATATCAGTGATACCTTTTTTTATAATATCTTTGTTAGTGTTAAAGAATTTAAGTGTTCTTGTTGTTTGATCTTGAAATAAAGCACCAATATTTGCAAACAAACCACCAAAGTTATCTTTAAAATTAGAAAACTCTGTAGCTAATCTATCTCCAGCAGCAGCAGGTGATTCTGCAAGAATCTTTGCATTTTCTCCATACTCATTAAATAGTAATTTACTAAATCCTAAGAAATCATCTAGTGTTACTTTACCCTGCTCTAATGCTTTATCTAACATCGCAGGTGTCATATCCATAGAAGCAGCAAATAATGTAAATGCTCCTGGTAAGCGTTCACCAAGTTGTTGTCTGAGTTCTTCTGCTGATACCTTACCTTTTGAGAACACCTGTGCGGTTGCTACCATCGCTGATCGCATATCTTCTAGTGATCCGCCAGTACCTCTAATACCAGAAGCTATAGAAACAAATACATCTTGTGCATCTTTTACAGATTTACCTGCACCAGTTACAGAAGCTGTAAGGGCTGTAAATTGTCTAACAATAACGTCTTGCGGTATCGCTAACTCTGCACTTGTCTTCGCCAAAAACTCTTGTGCTTGATTGTATTGTTCTGTGTCACCAATAACAAGTTTTAATGCTAATCTTTGCTTTTTCAATTCAGCAGTATATGAACCTATCTCACCTAGTGATTGTCTAGCACCGCCAAGAGTTGCACCAACAGCACCACCTACAACAGCACCTTGTACACCACCACCAAGTACGCCACCAATAGTTGCACCAACAGCACCTTCTACCCCACCAAAAATACCAGCAGCACCTATAGCACCAGCAGTTTTTGCTGCACCTCGTAACTTGCCACCCATTCCACGACTAGCAGTTTTTTGCATCTTTCTTAAAGACTTGTCTAGTCTATTTGCCTCTCTTGTTGCCTCTCTGAACTCACGACTACTAACATCTACTTGCCTAGCTAATTCTCTGTAGCCATTAGACAAAGCTCTTGTATTATTAATGCTTTTAACTTCTGTTCTTTCTTTTTGTCTCATTTCAGTTATTAATCCCTTTACACTTAACCCTGCACCTTTTGCACCTTTACTCATTCTTGACAACTCACTACTAAGTCCACGCAGTTTATCTAAGCCTTTGGTTCTAAAAACAACTTCTAGATTAGTAGTTCTATCTGCCATTATTTTTTATCCTTCTGCATAAGTTTCAATGCTTCGTATTCCATTACTTGTATTCCTTCAAACATAGCAACAGAATCTTTAACTGTATATATTTTACACAAGTATTCCAAAGATTTATAGTTTATGCCAGTTAATCCCGCCATACTGACATACCACTGAGTTGATAACTTCCAAAACATATTTACAATCTCTCTATTTTCTTCCCAAACAATACAATCTATTGTTCTTTTATTTTGTTGTTCGGCTGCGATTTGTTCTTCTGTTGCACCAAATGCTTTTAATGCTTCTACCGTTTCATCTATTACATCACCCTGTACCCAATACTTCGCAACCTCTCTTAGTTTTTTTCAGAAGCTCCTTTCATGCTTTCGCCATAAGCAACAATTATTGCTTGGACAATATAATGATTTTCCATTACTGCTTCTAAATTATCTTCGTCAAATGGCACATCATTACCTTCCTCATCTTTAATACCAGACCAACCAACAAGAACAGTTTTGACAAAATTATCATCACCACCATCAATCATCTTATCGAAATCTTTACGACTAACATTTTTAAATTTAGCCGTAAATGTTTCTTTCTTAAATTTACCTTTATAAGGTGTCTGAACAGTTACATCCCAATCGTATTCTGTAACTTTTTTAAAGACTAATGGCATAAGTTAAGTCATTACTATACTTAGCTCATTATTACCTGCTGTTGTAGGTAATGCCAAGTACGGTAAGTTTAGTGCATTTACACCGCCAGTATCAGCACGAGTAACCCCTGTAATATCTGTCTGTGGAACATTAACAGTAACAATGTTACCAGCAGTAGCACCAAGAACAATAGAAGTATTACCTGTGGCAGTAGCAACAGCTTTAGCAAAGTAATCTGTTGTAGCTCTAACTGGCTCTTCTATAACAGCAGTACCACCTGGTGCGCGATTAGTAATCAATACCTCTTGACTAGATGCTGTTTCTTTGTAAAGCACCTCATTATTAAGAGCTAAATCAAAAGATTCTATTCTCTGTGATGTAGCACCATGAAATGTTGCAGTTGTAATATTTGTATCATTTACTTCTAAAGCTGCTGATTGGTTAGCAACTGTAAATGTACCTGACATTGCTGTACTATCTGGAGCATTATATATACCAGTAAACTCAAAGTTGATTTGAGCGAACTGACCTGCTGCCATTGAGATAGTAGCTGTTCCTCTGCATCCTGTTATAACGTGCCTTGTAGCACCATAGAAACACAGAATTGTACAACTAGAAAAAGAAGAACTGACAGGAGCATAAGTAACACTAGTTGAACTAGCTATTGTCTCGGAAAGTCCACAACTTTTTAGTAAAGGTGATAAAGCACTTGCAGTACCTGCTGCCCCTGATCCTGATAATTCAGCACCAAAAGATACAGCTACACGTTTGTTAGCTAGTAACGAACCTTGTGTACTGTTACCTAAAAATCCTTGGAAAGTAGGTGCTTGTACATTATCAGATTCGATAGGTGTTACTTCTATGTCAGTAACTTGAATAGCGTTAGAACCAGCTACAGGAGATGGATTACTCCCATAAGATGATTCAATCTTCGCTAGTAGTTTTGTCGTTCTTGTTAGAGCCATTGTCAGAGGAGGAATCGGTTTCTGGAACTAGTGTACTCTTTCCTGTTTCTGGATCGAACATATATGTTCCACCTTCACCAGGATTAGGCACTTCTGTATTTAGTTTAGCCATGAAATCATGCAGCAGTTAAATCAGATCTACTTGTACGATAACGCACAATAAAATCTTGACTAATTATACCAAGAGGTACATCAGCCTCAACCAAACTAAAATCAGTACGATCTGGCGTTAGATCCAGAGCATACGAATTTATAGTCTGATCTGCCATTAATCTTAAATGAACTTGCTGCGTATAGGTATCAGAATCATCATCAGGTACGGCAGCCCTAACAATTGTTGACACTCTTACTCTCATTGACCAATCTAACTTGTCAAAAAAGTTTGTACTTGTAGGATTATCTTCTACTGGCTCAATAATTATTGCAGGTGTTTCACCTCTAGCTAACGGTTCTACTCTAGACCTATAAACAGTAGCATTTGTTATAGCATCTAGATTAGTTTTCATTCTTGCTAATATTAGCTCTCGTCTTGTATCTGCCATTATACTTTGCTCAGTAATAGTGTAGTAAAACTGCCATCATCTATAAGCAAGTTTTCTCTAACAGTGTAATTTGTAGAATCCACAGATATTGCTGTACCACGAGATGCAGATGTAACATCAGTTGTTTTTGATGTTAATAAATATTCAACAGATGTAGCAAGACCATTACCAATTACATCTGTAGGTTTATCTAAAATACCTTTGAAAGCAGTGCCACTACCAATCTGACAACTTACACCAAAGTCGTTTAGATATACGTTCAAGGTGTCAGCATCTTCAGTTAGTGCCATTTACTTTTTTCTTGTTGTTGTTTTTTTAGGCTTTGCTACTTCTACAGGAGCTTCTATTACTTTTCCCATAGAACTTAACAATGCATAATCACGTTCACTTATGTCGTATGTCTCTCCAGCCTCTAGTGCAGATCCACTAGCACATACGTTTTCTAAACACTTTACTTTCATAAAAAAAAAGGGGGTGTAATACCCCCTATAGTAAACCAATTATGTGGTTACGTCTAAGATTGCAGCAAATGATTGTGCATGACGAACAGCAACATCAAATGCAACTACAGCCTTAACAGAAGTTAAGTTCTTAGCGAAGTCATCACTGTCCTCACCAACTGTAATCTCTACTCCACCACCAAATAATCCAAGGATTGCTTGAGAGAAGTCACCCATAACAACAGCAGAACAAGAACCTGATGTAGAACCCTTAGTTAGATTGCTAGGAACTTGGTTTGTCATTGCTAAAGGATAGCCGTTTACAGCAATTGGAGTAGCACCTCTACCTAAAGCTTGTAGGTTATTGTTAACAAGATACTCACCACCAGATGTCTTAAGTTTCTTAATAGCACCCATTACTTTAGCGTTGGTTACATAAGAAATAGAATCTGCGTTAACACCTGCATTATCTTCCATAATTGCAGTTTCTAGATCAACTAGTTTGTCTACTGTGATCGCACCACCGTTAGTACCAATTGCAACTGAACCAATTCCAGAAGTCTGCATTATACCTGTAGGCTGACCTGATGAACCAGAACCGTTAAGGATACCTAGATCAAGACCAACATTAATGCCGTCAGAAAGATCTCTTCTTACTAGCTCTTCAATGCCAGGAGTTGCCTGTATGAGCATATTTCTAGAAAACTTAGACATTGTTGCTAATGTCTTAGGTGTCATTGAAATCTGATCAAATGTAGATTCAGCCTGTGTGATAGCTGTTGTTTCAGCACTTAGATAGCCAGTAGATGCAACACCTGATCTTCTTGGGATTGCAACATCACCAACTAGACCTGATAGAACCTGTACACCAAGACCAACCATAACTGTGTTGTTTCTTAATGCTTCGATGAAATCATCAGCCCTTAGATCTGTAGCAACGATGTTTCCACCAGTTGTAGCTCCAGAAGTTACATATGTAGCTCTGTTTAGTGCAGAGTAAGGAATAAACAATGATCTGCTGCTTCCACCAGTAACACTGTTCTTAGCAATATCCTGAGATACTTCTCTAGCAAAACCAGCACCTGGTCTATCCCAGTTGCCATCACATAAAGCTTGGATACCAGCAGAGATCTTATACTCTCTGTTCTCTTTATGATTTAGTTCAACAGGTGTAACTGTCTCGATTGGTTTTGCACCTAACTTCTCAAGAACATTAGCTCTTGCTTCATTAAGTGATGTGCCGTTTGCAATCATCTGATCACCCATTTCTGTTAATGAATGTCTGTTGCAAAGAGCAGTAATTTCTCTAATTCTTGTACGCTCGTCAGATTGAGCCTTTTTAGTGGCTTCTGAACGCACAACCTCTAGGTTTTGTTCTTCGGGCATTTCCTTTTCGGGGGTATGGGATTCTACGACAGAAGCCGTATCTGCGTTTGCACGCTTATCATCCATAATAGGATGATTTTCGTCAATAG